CGAACAAAATCCTTGGCATGACCCCAATCTCTCTTAGCATCTAGATTACCTAACAACAGTTCTGACTCCACCCCTGTGGAGATACGAGACAGACCTCTTGTAACCTTTCTAGTTACAAAAGTTTCGCCTCTCCTAGGGGATTCATGGTTGAATAGAATTCCATTACTAGCATGGATTCCATACGCTTCACGATAGTTTTTTGTTATCCAATAGGCATACAACTTAGCACACCCATAAGGACTACGAGGATAGAAAGGTGTAGTTTCTTTTTGTGGGACTTCTTGCACTAATCCATATAACTCTGAAGTAGATGCTTGATAGAACTTACACTCATGATCTAGAAGACGAATTGCTTCTAGAAGACGAAGAGTTCCAAGAGCATCTACCTCACCAGTATACTCAGGTATTTCAAATGACACCTTAACATGACTCATAGCAGCAAGATTATACACCTCAGTTGGTTTAATTTTTTGAACTAAACTAATGATGCTACCAGAGTCGGTCAAGTCTCCATAGTGGAGTTGGATCTTATCATATATGTGATCGATCCTATGTGTATTAATGAGAGAAGAACGACGGACTATACCATGAACTTCATATCCTTTCTCAAGGAGAAGTTCAGCAAGGTACGATCCATCTTGTCCTGTAATACCTGTGATTAATGCTTTCATTTACTCGAATGATATAGAGTCACCTGCACCCAGACCTTCACTTAAATCTTCAAGATCAATACCTGTCATCGTATCGGTTGTTAATCCGACATTAAAAATGCTGGTATCGATATCTATATTACCTGTAATTTCTTCGGAATGCTGTGCAGAGTTATCAGCTATAGAACGGAGACTAATGTAAATGCTCCAGAGTTCTTTTAGCGTATCTGTCTCTTCGTCTATATTTAGAGCTTCTATAACCGCAAGTTTGACCCCATCGGCAGCAGTTTGATAGGTGTCATAGGTATGATTTTTTCCACAAGACATTATTGATCTTTGGATTTGTGTACTGGTCTATTATAGACTAGTCCTCATCCTTTGTCAATTCTTTTTCTGTTTTAAAAATATCATATGCAAACTTAACACCTTCTTTTGATAAAAGAATTTTCTTTGTAACCGTCATCTCTCTAGCATAAAAAATGATGGGTTGATCCTTACAATCTCCACTCACTTTGCTAACTCCTCCTTCCTTTTGAAGACTCCGTTCTTACAAAAATAGAAAGTATAATTCTCTGTGGTCACATAGTAACCATCTATTTCTTGTCCGTTATCTGTGTAACCATATGCTTTGACTTTTTCATCAATGCCATCAAGTCTGAAATTTTTATTATCCCTTATTAAATATTCATGGTATCTGGCATCTAAGTCAATCATCGTTCCTCGTAGGTAAGTTTGCGAATCCGTCTTTTACGGCGTTGTTCCTGCCATTCTAACTGATCTTTCGTTAAATGTCCAGCTTCCCTGACATTTGATGTATTATTTATTAATATGACTTCCGAAAGGTTGACCGCAGACACAGTATCTCCTTCCAAAACTGTTCGGTTTGTACACCCACAACTCTGAACTTTGTTGCTACTGATCAATTCAGTATTACATCTCTTGCATTTAACTCTTAACATAACTCAAATAAAAGTAACTTCAGTAAATCTTGTAGTGGTTTTAAAAAAATTATCTGTTATTGTTTGACCGTGAAACCACTGACCAGGAAAAACAACCCCTTGATTGAACCTATCCAAGATACATAACTCTTCAGTAAATTGCTTGTCTGTTCTCCAAGGATTACTATGTTCTGTATCTTTATTTTTTAAAAATGCTTTTGCTTTTGTATTAGCAGCATTATATAAGGTAGTACCTGCCTTCATGTGATGTGATGGATTCATATAAATCATAAAATTTAATTGTCCATCTACATGAGGATGCCAATAGTTACCAGCACCAGGATAATCTGATATTAATCTAAAAGTATTAGTAGTATTTGGAACAGCATGTGGGTCTATATCTGGAACACCATAAGCATCGGCAAGCATTTCAATAAGAAATTTTCTATTCTGATCCCATCTATTATCAATGGCCATCTGACCATCCATAAAATCTATACCATTCTTAGACCCTCTAATAGATTTATGAGTTCTGATTGCTTGAATAGAACTCAAGTATGAATATACCTTATCTGGATACTTATATACATCATCAACAAACATGATCTTAGAGTCCTTCCAAGGTTCAACATTGATTGCCCAGTTAGTATTAAATTCAAAATCAGATGCTTTAAAAAATTTAGTCACTCGAACATAAATGTGTAGTTTACTCTTCTATTATCTGATCCCTCGATCATAGAAACCTTGTTGGTTTCGTGAAAATATTTAGAGTTAAAAATCAAAAGTCTGTTGCATGCATATGGTATGACAGTCTTCTTAGATTTAGTATACTCTAGGTATTTTCTTATCATTATTGTATCATTATTATATTCTTCCCATGTCCAAGTTGGTGGTGGTTGAATATCATAAAGAATTAATCCATTCTTCTCTGGATCTTGAACAGACTCATTAGGACTGACCCATAGATTGATATTATATCTTGCTGGATCTGCATGGGGTGTTACTCCGTTAGCATTATTGTCATGCACGAACGCCCAACCCCTAGAAAATTCTCCTAGAAATTTATATTTTGATTTTAATGAGATAACTATATCCTTTAACAAATCAAGTGGGAATGAATCTCTTGTAAAATTTATAGAATGATATCCATTATAAGAATCATCCTTGACATCTGTAGTCAATGCAAACTCTCTCAACTCATCTATGACCTCAGGAAGAAATAAATTATCTTCTATGAAGTAACGATCATCTTTAATAATCCTTTCTACAGTATTTGAATGCATATGTAAAACGATGATCAGATTTAAGAGGAGTTGCTCTATGGTAAACCCATGCAGTAAATTTTAGTAGGGTATTTGGTACTGGTGGTATAGCAATAATTCTATCATCAAGATAAAACTCAGTTGCCCCACCATCATTTAGACCAGTATACAGTTCGTTACCATAAAATATAAAAGTTATAGCATCGTAACCATCTGCACAGTCTTGATGAAAATTTGCTATCTCTCTAGGAGCAAAGCAATTAATATATGCTCTATACAAATCATAATCTTCCATCTCTGGAAACTTAGAACATATATTACTATCAATCATATCAATTATGTACTGATCCTTATCACTTACTGATATATTTCTTTCGGCCTCAGGTACGATCTCTCCATTATCTAACTCACCAACTCCAATCATTTCATCCATGATGTCATAGATCATTCCTGTTGGTTTCAATTTACCAGGTCCGTCACTCTCACCCCATATATAAGGTGCTTTTTTAGCAAACTCTGTAGCATAACGAAAGTCTTCTGCTGATAAAAATTTAGGAACTGTTGCAATGGATGGTTTAAGATCCGTAGTATAATTATAATCCATCATAAATCAATGCTGTCAACTGCAGTTACTCTCCATACTATACTGTATCTATACACATATGGATGCCTAGGTCCTAGACCTCTATGCCAGTAATTAGATGGAAAAATAACAACTCTACCAGGCACATACTCATGCTCTTCTATAACATTACCATGTTGTCCATCAAGTATTTGGAACTGACCACCCCACTCTTTTTTCCATTGGCAATTTGAGAAGTACATAATGGTTGAATTACTAACATCACCATCAACATGGGCACTACCATCACAAAAAGAATGCTGTAAATTTAGATCTATCCTTGACAAATAATATGTTGTCTCTGTTACCTCTTCAATATGTCGCAGCATATTAAAAAACACAGGTGCTTTAGGTGACCAGTTTGTAATTGTATTGACACTAATTCTTTCAAATAAATTTTCACCAAATAATCTATGAGTGCCACCTCCACCATCAGGATAGCGTTTACCATTTGCTTCATTGGTACATGAAACAGGTAGATTAAACACCATCTCATCTGTAGTTGCTACAAATGCAGGAGAAAATAAGTTGTCGTATACTTTAGCAATCATACTCTTACCCATAAATGTGGTGATGTAACAATGTTTTCATAACGATCATCAACTGTCTCTGAAGATGTAATGAATATATCATACACTATAGATGCTCTATAATGTGATCCAGAAAAACCTCTAACATTATGCATTACACTAGATGGAAATACAATTAGATCACCATCTACAGGATTGAATTGAAATATTCCTAGGTGTGGTTTTAAATTTAATGGTAACATATCCATCTCATTACCGCTTTGAAGATTTAAAGTTCCTCCACTTCCCTCAGTCCTAAGATAATAGACTCCACTAAAATGAGATCCTTTATGGTAATGATTTGGATTACCACCATCCTCTAATCTAGTCACATTCGGCCATGATTTCTGGAAGAAAACAGAATAGTCTTCATCATCAGTAATTTCTTTTAGATATTCTTTAACTGCCTGACCCATATGATAGTTTAACCAATAGAATTGTTCTGTGGTATGTAACAAAAAGAACTCTGGTATGTCTTGATCACCTGTAAAATTTCCACAATCATTGATCTCTTGTATATTTTTATTATAAAATCTTTCACAGACATCCATCATACCATCCCATTCTTTTTTAGGGCAGGGAATATTATTTTTATAGAAAGGAGTAGGAAAAAGATATTCTATCATTGCTGAACTTGAATCAACGGAGTATACAACCACCCCTCCCTTGTATAATTACAATGTTCTGGTACATTTGTACTGTCGTATTGATATACAGAGATTTTATATTCAGCGTCTGGACACTCAGTAACAATTGTCTGTTGAAGACGATCAAAATATTGTCCTACATCATTATTTTCTCCATTAACAGAGCAGAAGAATGAAAATCTAGAATCTTTTTTTGCTAATTCCTTTATACATTTAATTAAAAAGTATATGTTAGTACAATTATATTTTAATAACTCCTCATCAGCATCCTCAATGTAAGGATCATGAAAGAAACAATCATACTTGTCAAGGTTATCTGTACACGGCCATGCCTGTTTAATTATTTTTGCTTTAGGATAATTTTTTGCCCACTCTAATGCTTTTTTATATACCTCTTCATCTGGTTCAAGAATAGTATGAGATTTGATATCAAATTGTTGAATCTGTGTAGCAGAATAACCATATCCAAAACCAATTTCTAACACATCACCTGCTGGTTCTAGTAAATTGATACAAGTTTCCATATAATCTTTCTCCCATTCCATCATATACATGTGAGTATCAGAAGAACCGTAAAGAGTATCGTCTTTAAATTCAGCCATAATTCTTTCTCATATATCGACCTAGTATATTACTATTATAATACATTGGTTCGTTATTTTCAAATTTTTCTTCTAATACATTGTTTAGAAAGAGTTGCTTGGTCTCCTCATAATTTACCCATCCACTTGTTTTGTGGAGAGAAATGATTTCTCTCTTGAAGGAGGAGTCTCCAAGTAGTTTTCTATCTGCAGTAAGCTCAGGACAGCTCCCATAGTATTTTTTCCAGTCACTTTCAGATGTAACTTTCCTACCGCCACCTCTAGGCTTTCGTTTCTGCCAGAAATATTTTCTTCCGATGTATTGTTTACCAGACTGGAGATTTGTAATGCGGTAGACGAAACCGAAGAAATCGCCAATATCGTCAGAAGTGAAAGCTGTATCTTTG